CTGCAATGCGGCAAATACGAAAGCATATGGCTGTGAGACATATTATTGCACAGGCAGTAATCAGGGTAAGGTGTTAGCGGAATGTGTACAGCCGCATATGGCCGCGGAGACGGAAAGATATAACAGAGGTGTCAAGTCTGCTAATTTTGCGGTTATAAGACACACTAATATGCCTGCTATACTGGTAGAAACTGCATTTATAGACAATTATGACGATAACAGATTTTTAGCCAACGATGACGGAAAATATAAATGTGCAGTTGCTATATACAAAGGTATATGCGACTATTTGGGAATAGAATATAAATTAGAAAGCGAGGATAAACTGATGAGCAAAGAATATGAGGAGTTAAAAGCGGAAAACGACCGTCAGAATGTCATAATTGACCAAATGGGAACAGAACTTGAGGATTTGAGAAACACTGTAAAAGCTATAATTTATGATTATATTGACGAGAATATGCCTGAGTGGGCAAGACCGACAATACAAAAGTTGGTTGACAAGGGATTTTTAAAAGGTGATGAGGAAGGCAAGCTCGGACTTACAGAAGAGTTAATGCGAATGTTTATAGTCAACGACCGCGCGGGGATATATGGCGTATAAAAAGATAACGGGGTAGCTTTTGCTACCCCATTATTATAATTGTTTGGCTCTAAAAATCATATATGTTTTTTAGAGCTTCGCGGTTTTCTTCAAAATAATTTTCTGCTCCCTCTAAAAAATTAATTAATGCTATTCTCTCTGTTTTTTCATTTTTCTTACTCATTTGATTTATTTTTTATTTTATTTTTTGCAAATTAATTTTCAAAAGCCTCATTCCACGGAATTTGTCTTACCAATTTAATGGTATTCGTTACATACAAATCGTCAACTACATCCTTCTTAATAATATCTCCTGCTTCAATTTCAAATAATGCTATATTGTTTAGATTTCCATAATAACAATTAAATATATCATATAGATTCTTAACATAGTGATAACCTCTTTTGCCGCACTCTATATTATTTATTGTAGTCATTTTTTTCCCTATTTCGTATTTCGTATTAAGACATGAATATATTATTTCGTCGCTGTTGTATGTGATATTACATGCTTTGAAATTGCCTTTCTTTATTAACTTTTCACAATTCGTGAAAGCATATTTCCCAATGTATGTTACATTATTAGGGATATTTATTGAAATTAAATTTTTGCAATTACCAAAGGCACATGTTCCAATATGTGTAATACTATTAGGCACATTTATATATTCTAAATCTTCACACCCTTCGAATGCCAAGTCACCAATCCACTGAACACTATCAGGGATGTTTATTGAAATTAAATCTCTGCAATGCATAAACGTCCAGTTATTTATATGCGATATATTATCAGGTATGTGCACAGTTTTTAAAAAGGTACAATATGCAAATGCGCCACTCTGAATATATTTAACGTTATTAGGAATGTCAATAGATGTTAAATTTTTGCGACCTTCAAACGCATCACTGCCTATCTCTGTAACATTGTCAGGAATTATTACTGTTCCGTTTTCTATATCTTCATAAAAAACTTTTTTTAAAACGTTATTTTCTATTATCATATTTATTCTCCTTTGAATTTATTTTTTATTTTTTTAT